ATGTGAAAGGAGCTGGTAGAACTTCTTCTGGGTTATCTATGTTAATGGGGGCAGCCGGTAAAGGTATACGACAGGTTGTTATGCACATAGATAGTGATGTTATAAAACCTATTGTACATCGTCAGTTTGTTTACAATATGAGATATGATGAAGACGAATCTATTAAAGGTGATGTAGATATTGTGCCTAAGGGTGCAGTTAACCTTGCAGTCAAAGAGACTGTTAATGTTCGTCGATTAGAGTTTCTTAATGCAACCGCCAATCAAGTCGATATGGAAATTGTTGGTAAGGAAGGCCGTGCAGCGATTCTTCGTGAAGTGGCTAAAGGGTTGCAAATGCCTGTGGATGAAATCATTCCATCAAGGGAAAAAGCAAATCTAACTAGTAAGATTGCTGCCCGGTTTGAGCAACAAGCTCCAGCTGAAGGCACTACTCCTACTCAGCCAGATGGTGCCCCTAAAGGAGGAATGGAAGCAAACACAGTAAGTAACCGAGACACTGGAGGTGCCGGATGATTAGACCGACACCAGAGGTTATGAAGTCTTTAGCTGTGATGTCTCGCCAATATCCTGAGATCTTAACATGGTTAACGGAATGGCAGACACATGAGTTAGAGAAGCTACCAAGTGTCTTGCAAAATACGGCACTTGCACAGGGGCGGTGTCAGATTTTGTCAGAAATAACTAAGTTAGTTAAAGAGTCCCCTGACACTATTTCAGCAAAGTCACCATGACAGCTGTTAATTACGCACACCGATAGGAGCGACACATGGCATTACCAAAGCAAGTCCAAAAACAATCTGAGGAAGTACAGGCATTGTATAAGGAACTTAACACTGACACTGAAGAAGTACAGGCAGCACCTGCCGAGACTACTGAAGATGTAGTTGTTAATGAACCAGAGCAAAACTTTTCCGACAGTGTAGTTGAACAAGCACCTAAGTCTGAAGCAAATGAGCAGAGCACATCAGACACTCAGGTAGTAGAAGATTGGCAACAAAAGTATAAGTCGTTACAAGGGATGTATAACGCTGATGTTCCGCGTTTAAATGCGCAGAATCGTGAGCTTTCAGACCGTATTACGCAACTTGAATCGCTATTAAGCACTACTCAAGAGACTCCACAAACTCAAGAAGTACAGCAATCTGTTGAAAAATTGATCACGGATGATGATATTAATGAGTATGGGGATTCTATTGATATAATGCGAAAGGCAGCTAGAGAGGAAGTTTCACAAGCTAACGCACGTGTAGCCCAATTAGAAGCTCAAATACGTCAGTTGCAAGGCGTAGTACCTCAAGTCCAACAGGTACAACAACAGCAGCAACAGTCAAATGAGCAAGCTTTTTGGTCTAAACTTTCTAGTCAAGTACCTAATTGGAATGAAATCAATGATAGTCAGGATTTCCAATCTTGGTTGTTAGAGGTAGATTCTCTAAGCGGAGTTACTCGTCAGGCGTATTTAGAAGATGCCCAAAAGCGAATGGACGCTGATCGTGTAGCTAAATTCTTTTCTACTTGGGAACAGGAAAATGGTAAACCTAATGCTCAGTCAAGTCGGAAGGCTCAAAACTCTCAACTCCAAAGACAAGTTTCACCGGGACGAGGTCGTTCAGGTAATACAGCAGTTTCTGGAGAAGCTCCAACATACTCTCCTGAAGACATCAAAAAATTCTTTGCTGATGTACGACAGGGTAAGTATAAAGGGCGAGACGATGAGCGTGGCCGAATAGAACGCGATATCTTCGCAGCGCAAACGGAGGGTCGCATTGTCACTGCTAATTAACAAAGGAGGTCAATATGGCTTTTGCAGTAACTGGGGGTAGACCAGACTATACCGGGAATTTTATTCCTGAAATATGGTCGGGTAAACTCATCGAGAATTTCTACGATGCTACGGTATTGTCAGCAATCTCAAACACCGACTACGAAGGTGAGATCAAAAACATGGGTGATACGGTCAACATCCGAACCACTCCTGAACTCACTATTCAAACCTATGTTAAGGGACAAACTCTATCCGTAGAGAACCCTGACAAGGCTAAACTACAACTCATCATTGATAAAGGCGAATACTTCGCTGCTGTTGAGGATGACGTTGATCAGGTTCAGTCAGACGTTAACATGATGGATCGATGGTCTAAAGACGCTTCCGAGCGAATGAAGATCAAGATCGATACTCGTGTCTTGACTGATATGTTGACTGACGTACATGCTAGCAATAAAGGTCAAACAGCCGGAAGAATTTCTGGTAACATTGATCTAGGTGTTGCAGGTACGCCTGAGGCTCTTACTACTTCAAACGTGATTGGTAAGATCGTGGATATGGGAACTGTTCTTGATGAGGCTAACTGTCCTGAAAGTGATCGCTTTATGGTGATCCCTGCCAAGATGGGTGGTCTGATTAAGCAATCAGATCTAAAAGACGCATCTATTACTGGAGACGGTTCTTCGCCTCTACGTAACGGTCGTTTAGGTATGATTGACCGATTTACAGTTTATGTAAGTCACAATCTTTACAAAAGCGGTAGTGAGTTTAGTGTTATCGCTGGCCACAAGATGGGCTTCACATTTGCATCTCAGATGACAAATATGGAAACCATTAGATCTGAAACAACCTTCGGTAACATAATCCGTGGTCTTCAAGTTTACGGCTATAAAGTCGTTAAGCCTGAAGCTCTTGCCACGCTTGTGTGCACAGTATAAGGAGGTTGAACAATGGCTGCATATACAGATTCACATGGTTTTAATAAAGGCACAGCTGCCCATCCGGCATCTGGCGTAAACAGAGTTGGTTACATCGAGGTTGAATTAGACTTCGCTAAGATCACAACAGATAGAGCTACAGCAGGGGCAACTGCTCTTGCAGCTGGCGATTCTCTTGAAGTGATTGCAGTACCGGCTAATACTTTAATCTTGGCAGTTGGGGCTACTACCATAACTGCTGAGGGCGCAGCGTCTACGTTTGACATCGGGCTTACCGGTGGAGACGTTGATCTGTTTGTTGATGGGGGTGATGCTAACGCAACAGGTACTACCCAGTCAAACGGAGCTGGCTTAGATGGCGATAACCAAAGCCATTACTTTGCTGCTGCAGACACCATTGATATGCTTATCGGTGTATCAGGTGCTGTAACTGACACTGCTAAAATTAAAGTTTGGGCGGTAATGGTTGACTGCTCATAACATATAAAAGCTTAGGGGGACTTAGGTCCCCCTAACATTATAAAAAGGAGTTAATTATGACAGAAGCAAGACGATGGCTACGAAATATTAAAGATGGAGAGATCTACGGTTGGAATGAAATTTTAGCTGAGAATCCATTAACTGAAGAAGTTACAGAAGAAGAGGCATTTCCTGAGAAGCATATGCCTAAAAAACAAAAAGGTAGAGCTACTAAAATTAAACTTAAAACAGAAAAAATACCTAGCGAAAAAGGAGAAACACCTCCAGAGTTATCTGAAGAGGCAGCAAAAGGTTTAGTACGGGCTAGAAATTCAAAAGGACATTACGTGTCTGATGACCCTTCAACTCCTGAAAATGAAGCATGGGTAAATGATACTAAATGATGTCATAACAGAAGTAAGACGTATACTTCAGGATGTTAATACCCCTCAAAGGTATAGCGACACGATTCTTTTAGGGTTTGCTAACCAAGCACTAAAGCGCATGGCTGTGCTTAGACCTGATCTTTTTGCCTATATGGGCACTATGACTTGTACTCAAGATTCTGTAATACAATCTGCACCTAGTGATTCAATACGTATTATTGAGTGTTACTCTGTTGTAGGGGGTAACGGTATTATAGAAACAAACAGAGAATCATTAGATCAGGCTATGCCTACGTGGATGAATGATACAGCAGCTGCTGCAACAAATTGGATGCGTCATGTACGTAACCCAAATAAATTTTTTATTTACCCTAAGGCTCCTGCTAATCAAGTATTAAATATAGAATATGCGCAAACTCCATCTACTTACGATGGCACTACTACTGTATCTTTACTACCCGATGCTTATTTTCCTGTGGTTGTTGACGGGACTGTGTATATTGCAGAGTCTGTAGATAATGAACATGTTAATTCTAAAAGGGCTGAGTTATTTCA